CGACCCCACACAGCAAGCCCAAATTGATTTGCTGTGTCGATGTTGAACACATCGCGAACCCAATTTGTCCAAAATTCGCTTTGATTCTTTTCGTACCACTCTTGCTTTAGGCGCGCCAGCATAACCAGCTTGTCGGCGCCTTCGTGCTCCCAAAGGATAGACTTGAGCACATTGACGCTTGTGTCTAGCGCTTGTATGCGGCTCATACGGCAACCACCAGCACGCGGGCTGACGTCAACTCGGCTTGATGGTCAAGCGCTATTGATAGAATGCTGGTGCCCCAGGTGATGCCGTCGGTAGACAGTTCCACCAAGTTCACCTTGATGCGCGGCTCAACCTGATTGACAGCGCCTGCAATTTCCCATGGGCTTACTGATGCACCGACCACCAAACCCGCGTCACCTTCAAGGTCACCGTTTGCGTAAGCCATTACAGCGGCAGGAATGATGGTGGCACCGTCAGTATTGTTGAATTTTGCGGTCACCCGCACGAACAGAATAACAGCCGTTGGGCGGTCAAATTTCACAATGTAGGTTTGACCGCTGGCCTGCTCAACCACTGGCACCGATACCGCACCGTTGTAGCCGCCGCCAATACCTTTGGTTTCAAGCAGCGACTCTGCAATCTGCGTGTTTGAACCACCTTTCACGCACACCCAAATACTGTGCGCGATAAGACTTATACCGTCGATAACTTGAGTGGTATTTTCGACGTTCTCGCGAAACGTGAGCGAGTCGACCTCGGGGATATCGTACAGCGCTGAAATGATTGCCTCGGGCATCGCGACCGATTGCAGGGCCAGGGTTAGGCGGCGGCGGCGGCGTCCAGCAATGTCAGACTCAGCGAGCGCACCAACAACAGCAGCGTTTGGGTTTGTTACCGTCTCCCAACCAAGCACACCCGAGGCGACAGCGTTGAGCGCACCGATAGCAGCGGCAACGGGGCCGTAGTTCTCAGCAATAAAGTCAACCGTGGCCAACCCCGGCACGAACTCACCAATAACAACCGTTGCGACAGTCAGGAAGCGTTCACCGGAAGTTGTCACAGTCGCTGCTGAGCCTGCGGGTACTGACGTTCCGTTCTGCCCGCCGAGCGTAACACCAGTGATAGTGCTGCGAGTTGCGCCGTTCCGCTTGCCACGAGTGAGCGCCCAAATTGCATCAAGGAACACGCCACCCGCGTAGTCGGGGTTGATCTGGTTGGCCACGGCTACGTTGTTGCGCACCGTGCCGTCACGCACCTCGGTGTCTTGAACCACAATCACGCCTTGTGACGTCTCGGGTTCAAGGATCACATCAGCGCCGTAGGCTTCGCGCCATTCGTCTTTGACCTCTTCCAGAATGGTTGAGGTGTCGGGAACGATCAGGCCCGTTGCGTCGATGTAGTTATAGTTAGCCATTAACGACCAGCTCCCCGTTGTCGGTGTCCAGGGTCGCAGTGTACTTCAAATCCTCGCCAACCCGGATGATTTCAAACGCGGTGACAGCGTTTACTGTTGGTGCTTGCAGCAGGCGTTGCCGCTGGCTCACTTCAAATGCCGCTTCGTTGGGATTTGCCGCCCACGCAATCACTGCATACGGCACACCCTCATCAGCCTTGTAAATCATTTCATCGCGACGGGCCTGTGAGAACTGCCGCGCCGTTTGAAGGGTTGCAGGCGCCTCACCAATGATGGGGATTTGCCCATCAGCACCAAACACAAAGTTGTTGTTTTCGTCGACTTGAAAGGTACGCATTAGACAGGAACCCCTGTAGGGCTGACGGGGCCAAGCGGCGCAGTAGCCGGCCCATTGTGTGTATGAGTGTCGCCAACGTTCTTGCCATTGTGCTTGAGCGTACCCGGCAGACTGATCATGTTGATACCTGAGGGCGTCACTTCAATTGATGACGAACCCGCCTTAATCTTAACGCCGGCAACCCCAAGGGATATGCAAACCTGACCGTCCAGTGTTTGCCATACGGCGTTCTCAGCGTTGGCGCCGTCGATGATCCACGCCTTGAGTGTATCGGGAAAGAACATCGCGTCACTGAATTTGCATTGCCGCGTAGTGTTTGGCCAGTCTTCGGCCCCACCACCCTGCATAATCAGACTGATATCGTTGTCGTTGGCAGCCAACCAACCCAGGTCACCGGCTTTGAGCGGGAAGCGCATAAAGATGCCACCGCCGCCAAAGCGATAGACCGGGATGTTGTGCACATCAGCCCGTTGCACCTTGCTGCCATCAGTGCCACCCATCATGACGATAGGGTGCAGCGTTGCGCGGTTGGTTTGATCGTTGTAGCTGACCACGCGGGCGGGCACCATGCCGTCAACCTCGTTGCGCAACCAGTTCGCCAAAAACTCGTTGGTTATCCCGGTCAGGTTGCCGCTGTTCGCCTGCTCGCTGTTGGGCTTGAGAATGTCGGTCATGCTCGGGTCGCCAGGGCGGTGTAAAAGAATGGGGTTTCATGCGTTGCAACATCGAACGCAAGTTGCGTGATCACATAGTCACCGTTCGCAGCCGGGTTGATTTGCGACTGTAGGCGCAGTGCACCCCCGAGCACGGTATCAGGGTCGATGGTGAACGTCACTTTTAAGCCCTTCTCAGTCGGCTTGGGAACCCCCACCATGCCACTGTTCTTGTTGAGGATTCGTATCCGTCCGGTGAGCGGCATTAGTGCGTCTTTAACAACAAGCTTGCCATCATCGATATACGCGCTCACACCACCAGCCTGCTGTAACAGCTCAACCTGTTTAAGCTCGGGGCCGCTGTGCGTGTAGTTGCCAATGTTCTTGTCTTGTGCCTGGAAATCTAGGTCAACCCCAATGTCGTCAGCGATTGACTTGGCAATAGCGCTTAGCTTGCTCTGCGCCCCTGCTGACTTCGCTGTGAGCTTCCCTTTGCTCGCGTTGGCTGTCTTGGCGACAATAGTGAGTTCGATGTCTGGCGGCGCGCTAGGCTCGGCTGAGGTGATGTCGCCGACGAACAGGCGGAACAACCCCGTGGACACCCTACCTACTTCAAGGATCAAGCGCTTTGGCGTCGGGTTGCTATTGAACGGGCTCGCCTCGGTTACCATAAAGTCACGGGTTTGCCGCTTCAAGTTCGTGATTACCACGGTGCATTCATTCTGCTCGGGGTTGGCGTACTTTGTGCCGGTCGCCTTGATCTTGAACCCACCCTCGCTGTTGTACCAATTGATGCGCCCGCTGACCTCAATACCCAGGCGCACCCGTCGCAAGTCTACTGCCCCCATTTTCAGACCTCCCCAAAACTCATATAGATGAACTGTTGATCAACGCCAAAGCGATCATAATACGGCAGTTCATCATTCTCGGTGAGTATCCAAAAATTGCCGGACCCCTGCATATGCTTGTACGGGATGAGCGGCGAGCCGGCGACAATGCGCTGACCTGACAACAGAAGGGTATCGTTGAGCAGCAGCGTTGCGCACATCACGCCGTTGCACTCCTTGATTGTGATGTCCCAGCGATTGCCGTCCAGGGTAACTGATAGCTCTTGGTTTGGGATTGCATCAAGCGAAATAGTTCTCATCCGTTGTATATCCCCGCCAGTACCGAACCCTTGCGCTTGGTCGGTGCGTTACTTTCAGTTGTCTGCACCTGGCCCTTTTTGACGGTGCTACCCTGCGATTTATTGGCTACCTTGCGCGGCGGCAACGGGCCGTATTCAGGCTGCGTTGTTTCGAAAACCTTTAGCTTGACCTGCACCACGGTAGACGCACCAAACTCGGCGGTTTCATCGTGGGGCATTTCGTAAATCAACATGCTTGAATAGGTGTCAACGCGGGTTTGAACCACCAAGCTTTTTTGCGTTTTCCACGCTTGCTTGAACGCTGCATAAACATTGCGCATATCGTCGGTGAGCAGGAAAGGTATATCGATTTCAACCGGCAAATAAACGATATGGTCTGACTTCTCGCTGCCGTCCTCAGCGGTGTAACTGAGGATTTTGGAAATCTCGCGCACAGTCACCTGCATGACGCCCGCCAGGGGAAACAATTGCGTCAAACTGTCGGCGTCAAGAATCGCAATCACGTCCTGACTTGACAGGTTGATACTTGTGTCAGTTGAAGCCATTTAGCGCTCCCTCCCGTTCGCCGAGCTTTCCTGCATCGACTTGAGCTGCTTATCAAGGGCGCCCGTTGCACCCGCCATAACGCCGTTGGCGTCAGTGGCTTGCGGTGCGTTTACGTTCAACTCGCCAACACTCAGATTGTTCTCAACCTTGCTGTTGCTGTTGGCGTTGCTGATGGCGTTGCTGCTTGTTGAGTTGAGCGGGCTTGCGCCAGCCGTGGCCAACGCTTGCTTGCCCATAAGCACGGTGTCATTGCCAGGAACGTCGCTCGCGTCCTGGCCGCTTCCGCTGCCCTTTGAGCGTTTGTCTTGTGGGCCTGCTTGCTCGCGTTCCTCTAAGCCGATGCCAAAGAAAGAGGCGACCGACGAAACGCCCGAGGCGATCTGCTTGATGCCGGTCAAAACGAAATCAAGCATTTGTTGGAACCCAACGGTGATGGCGCGCCAAACATCGCTAGCCATCTGACCGAGGAACTTGAACGCCGCCGCCAGGCCCTCAACTATCGATTGTACGGCTGGGTACTTTTGAACCATCTGACCTATAAACGAATCGTTGCCGTCTATAAAGTTCATGATGTCGTCATAGATCAGGGCGAACGCAGCAGCAGCTACACCGATGGCCGCTGCAATTGCCAGAATCGGCCAAGTTGCTGCAATCGTCGCGGCTGCCGCAGCAACCATTGGCGGCACATAGAAAACTGCCACGACAGCACCGATGGCAATAAACACCCCTGCAACTAAGTCCTTGTGATCCTCAAGCCAGTTAAACCCCACCGACAGGCCGTCAATAGCCTTGGTGAAGTAAGGCATCAAGCCGGTGCTGATGCTCAGGCCAGCGCGCTCAAACCCTGCGCTAAGTTCGTTCCACGAGGCTTTGAATTTGACGGCTTGCTCGGCGTTCTCTTTGGTGACCACGCCTTGTTCTTTCTGCTTCTCAAGCAGGCGCTCAAGTTCTTTGCGGCCCTTCAACAGCATTTCAACTGTGCGGTTGTCGGTAATGCCAAGCTCTTTGATTTTAAAGACTGCTTCGTTTTTCGGCAGCTTCTCAACCGCGCCGGCTAGCTCAAGCATCCCTTGTACTGCGCCCTTTGTGTTGCCCGCAGTATCTTTGAGGCCCAACCCGAGAGTCTTGAACGCTTTAGCGGCGCCTGACTCTGCGTCACTCATTGCCTCGCCCATCTTTTCGGCCAGGTCGGTCAGCGAGTCGCGGGCACCCTGAGCATCGCCGCCCATGGCTGCCGCAGCCTTGCCGAACGCGTCGACGTTCTCGATGGTTTCACCCAAAGCGTCTGACGTCTGCTGCAAGGCCACAAGCATGTTGGCCGACTCAAACACCCCGTCAATGCTAGCCTTTGCTGCGACAAAGCCGATGAGTGCGCCCGCAGCCCTGCTGATGAGCCCAACCATTGAGGTGCCGGTTTTGGCGGCAACCTCATCAGTGGTTTTGAGTTTCGCAATCAAGGCGTCAGCCGACATTGCGGCCTTTTTATTACCGTCATCAACTGACTTGGTGTCGGATTGAAAGACCGTGACCCAGGTGTCGAGAATGCCGCCCATTTACTGCCCCTTGTTTCGTGCGTACTCGGCTGCTTTGTACTCGTTGTAGCGGTTGACCTGTATTGCTTCCCACAGGTCAAACGCTTCTTCCATATCTATGGTCGTTTTGAGTTCGGTGAGGCTGACAGCTCCCTGGCTGCCGGTGAGGATGCACGCAACGAATCCGTCACAGTTTGGATAATCGATGGTAGGTGCTTGGCAATCAACTCGCGCAAGAAAGTCGAGAGATCGCCTTGACCGAAAAAACTTGTGTTGTATTGCAGCATGGCGTACTCAATGCGCAACAGTTGCTCGCCATCGACAACGTGGTTATCGATCAACGCCGAGTTCACCAACTGCAGCTCCCGACCGTCTTCAAGCCGCACCGCAACGTATCGCATGAGCAGCAACATCACTTCCTTCGACGCTTGATATTCACCGAGCTTAGGAATGTTGCTCACCGGATACTTTGCCATCACTTCCCGCATTGGAATTGCGGGAATCCGCGAAATGATGAACGTTTTTACGTTCCCTTCACAGTCCTTGATTTCTACTTCGTGCGGCTTGATTAGGTCAGACATTGTTAGTTCCCCGTGCCTTTGGTTGTTGCAACGTTTTCGAATGTGAAGCTGTACACGCTGTCTTTGTAACGACCTGCAGACGTTGCCGAGCGACCCGGCATGTACGCGCCGCAGTGACCGCCTGAGAGCGTCACCGTGCCGCCGTCAGGGTAGTTGCCGATGATCGACACTTCGTCACGAGCAACACGTTTACCTTTAGCTGCGCGGTTGGCATCGAACAGGTATTGCAGCGCAATGTCATCCTCGCTACCTGGCACTACGGCCACCTTGATTGGGATCGGCTTAGGGGCCGACCAATGAACCAGGGTGCCGTTGGCGGTCATTGCCGAGTCAGCAATTTGCACCTCGGGAATGTCGAGCGGGTCGGTGCCGTCGGCAACCTCGGTGATGGTCACGCCACTCGGGTAGGTGCTGGTAGCGACCACCCGGTAACTTAACCCCGTCGAGCTGATATCTTGCGGCATAATTAATGCTCCAAATTAAACGAGGTTGTGTGAACCTTCGATTTTGCGGATGACGTCGTTTTTCGAGTAAACGAGAGTGTACACGGCTTTGTACTCGGTCGTGTTGCTCGGGCCGGTGTACGGAACAATCACAACGTCAGCCCAGTAGCCATTAGACTGCACATCGCGCCAGGCGTCAGTGTCGCCGGTAATCTGCGTGATTGCGATTTGTTGCAGCGTGGTGAACGGCTTGCCGATGCTGATAACACCGTTGCGTTTGCCCTGGACAACACGACCCAGCAGCAAACCGAGAACAATGCCGCGCCCCTTGTCGTCCGCGCCGATTTGGGCGAGCGAGATTTGGCCGCTGAGGAAGTCAGCTTGCAACGCCGATTTCAACCATTGCTCATTGAAGTGCACGTTGATGTCGAGCGGTGCGCTTGCAGGGCCGAGCAGATATCCGCGTTGAAAGAATGCCAGCTTTTGACCAGCGTTTGCCGTGGTTCCGTAGTAGTTCACACGCAGCGCATCCAGGGCGTCGGCGGTGATGTCGTCCTCAACATCGTTCTCGTTCGCGAAAGGCCCTTGGCGATACATCACGTTGACCACGCAGTTGCTGCGGGCGTAGTCGATGGCCGCACCGATGGCTGCCGGCAACGCCTCTTTGAACTCACCAACGAGGCCGTTGAGAATCAGGCCGGTTGATGCGTACTGCGAGAGTTGCGCGTAAACCTGCGCCGCGTTGGCAAGGGTAACCTGATAGTAGAACTGGTATTTGACGTTCAACCCGGCGTTGTAAAGCGCAACGGCTTCTGCTTCGTCGACGGCAACAGCGCCGGCAGCGGAGAACGAAAACGAGCCGAACGAATCGGTTACTTGCTCGGCAACCTGCAATGCTTCAACAGGCTCTTGCGCTGCTGCACCAGGGGAAAAAATAGTCAACGCTGCGCGCCAGCCGAGCACTGCACCAACGTCACCGCTAACGGCAGCGCCAATGCTCACAGGTGCAACACCTGCAGCACCACCAACCACATTGAAGGACGTTGCAACCGCGTCATATGCGACCGTTGCTGTCGCCCAAACAGGGTCAGCGTTAGCCGCACGAACAATGGTCTGTAGCTGGCTTGCGACGTCGGCCAGGGTCAGTGCAGTTGACCAGTTGATGCCGGTCAGGTTCTGCGTGATAGCGCCCAGCGTGAGCGGCAGCGTGCCGGCAGTGATGGCCGTGAAGTTGGCGAGAACCGGTTTGATCTTGCCACCGAAAATGCGCGGTGCACGGTCCACATCGACATACGCAGCAAAGCGCAGCTCTTTAGCTTTGCTCGCAGGTGGCGGGGAAATGTAGGCCGCGTATTGCGAGGCGAACACCGTATCCGGGGAACTGGTGCCAAACAAGGACGCTGCCAGGCTCGCAATCTCATCGGTGAGGGTGACCACGCTGCCGGCTGGAATCTTTGGGTCAGTAGTGAATCGGAGCCCGCAGCGCGAACGCTCAGCAACAGCCTGAGCGCCGACAACCCCGGACGTGATGGGAACGTAACGGTTAATGCTAATAGGCATGGTGGCCCCTTTATACTCGGTGGGTTGCGATATCTGCGGTCGTGATTATCGCAGACTTTTGGATTATGGAACGTCGGTAACTCATAGTAAATTCAAACATCGGCCCCGCCTCATATTGGGCGCGATCATTCACGACAAAGTTAGGCTTAGTTGACGGTATCTTTTCAATGCCCATGTTCGCGGCTTTGAGGGCTTTGAGGAACGGCGGGGACTTGAGCAGCATCAGAGCCAGCTTCACAACATCCGATGCGCGCAACTTAGTCAGGTCTGTTTTGTCGACCGGGGCGAACCCCTGGACTTGAAACGTGATGCGCATACGTTGCGCCGAGACGTCAACAATCTGCTGCGTGCCAATGTCCTTGGTGGTCGCTGTCTTCTGCGCCCCGTACGGGTCGTCACCAATCTCAGCAAAATAAAGCACGGGGCCGTCAAGCCGCCCTTGGTTGTCGGTTTGAAAGCTGGTCACAACATCAACCTCAGGGTGACCCTGCTCGGTCATGAGTCCCGTCATCTGCGTGACAAAGAACGCCGCAATATCGTTGTTCGTTGGCATCAGTCAGCCACCCCTATGTCGACAAACATTGCGGACTGCCACCCGTCTACGTCGTTCCATGGAACATCCGACACAGTGCTGTACTTGCGCCCGTTGCGCTCGCAGATGTCTGGCGACTGGTTGCGCTCAATCGAGGTGATCAGCTCAGTTGTGTAGAACATGTAATATTTCTTCGCCAGGTCGAGCCCTAGCGCTTCGTACTTGGTCTGGTCGATGGGCTGCCATGAGCCCTCAACGGGCACCTGCGCAGCATACGTGGTCACCCATTCACCCACTGCGTTCTTTGCACGCCCCGTGGCGCGGCTCAGCGCGATCTGTTGCGGTGCAATGACCGTGAGCGCGATGGATAAAAGGTTACTACCTGGCACAATCATAACGTTGCGTCCTTCTCGGTGACTTGGTTCGTCAAACTGGTCTGCATGTAGCCGGTGAAGTGCAGCGGGTCTTTGTTCACTTCCTCAATGCTGACGCCGCGAACCCTGGCGCGTGCTGCAATAGTTGCCTCAGCCAGCGGCGCGAACTCGGCGGTTGCCAGGGTCTTGCGGATGTCGCCGGCCACCTGCAGCCCAAGAAGCTCATACATATTGGCGGCAGTATGCTTGCCTGCCATCACTGACGCTGACCCCTTGGCAAGCAGCACCGCCCAACCCTTTTGCTTCTCGGTCTGCGTTGCGCGCACAAAGGACCGTGGAGGCTGGCCGTTCTCGGGGTTCCCGAACTCAGCAATAGTTGCAACGTACGCAACCGGCACGTTGCTGTCGGGGTACTTGGCTGTCGAGAACCAACCAACAGCGGCTTGCTTACTTTGCAGCTCAGCAAGCCGCTTGGCCAGCACATCGCGCCCAACCCCGGCACCCTTGGAGACTTTCACCGTAAGCGCATCCGACCGCGTGCAACGCCGAACACGCCGCGAAACGCCAAGCCCTCAGGCGAGCCCCCGACAATACCGCCGCCGCGTGACAAGAGGCGCAGCAGCGCCAACAGTTGCTTGCCGTACGGCGTGGTGTTGAGCCAGTAGGTCCACGCGCTTTTAGACTCAGGGGCAACCAAGCTAACCGAAACCTTGTCGATACTGGCGCCTGCAACTGGTGCGGCGCTGGTATTGCCTGCAACGATGAGCTGATTGAGCCAAGCGAGGTGCGCGGTCATCAGGTTAAGGCACAGTTGTAGGCGCTCACCGCAGACGCCGCCCCAATCCTTCGGAAAGATGTACAGGGTCGCCATAGTAAAATACCCCGATAATTGCTCATCGGGGTATTTGGTCGTGCTCGTGAAAGCCGGGAACTGAGCGCGAAAGGCGACCGAATCAAAAATATGTTCGGCCATGGTTGTGCACCTTATTTGCGAGCGCGACGGCTGCCGGTTGGTGGCGGGGTTTCGATTTGAACAGTGTTGACCACGGTGGGCGGTTTCTCACCGTTCGCGGTGTAGTCCTGTTCAACGTCCGGCGCCGAGTCGTCGCGGCCAGTCATGTCAGCGGCAGCCAGATCAGCGTCACGGATGTCAGCAACGCTGTCGATGGTGATAAAGCCGCCCTGCTTGTGGAACTTGAACACCGCGTCATTTTCGAGGAACGCCAAATCAGCATCGCTGACCTGTGTACCAACGCCACGCGGGGTGATGATGGTTTTGCGGTGGGCAACGTTGGCGCCACCCTGGATGGTGACTTGTTTGCCGGGGACGCTGAGGCCACCGGGGGAAATCTGCCAGTCGGTGTAGGTAACAGCACCGGTCATGGTCGAAAAAATCAATGGCATGTCAAAGCCCTTCTGTCTGGTGGTGTAGGGGTGCCCAACATAGCACACCCCTGACGGTTTGTTAAACGCCGGTCATGCGGTACACAGCGAACGGACGGGTAACCATAACCCCGGCGAGCGCGTTGGTGTAATCCTCTACGGTTGTTTTGACGCGCTTTTCAATGCCCAGCGGGTGAACCTTGGAAGCGATCAGTTGTTGGATCACCTGGCCAGCGTCATCACCAGTGGACTCAACTTTTTCGACGTACAGGTACGCCACGTTTGCGCCGCCGTTGGCCGCGTCCAGTTCGACGGCGTCCTCAACGCGCCAGTTCGGGTAGTTCTCCTTGATCCACTCGCCAACCGTGGTGGTGCCCAAGTCGTTGGGGATGCTGAGGAATTCGATCACAGTGACACCGACAGCCAGGGTCATTGGGGTTTTCTTCGGATCGATGTTGCCGCCCGAGCGAACCCGGATTGCAGCAGCAGCGGTGCGCAGGTCGCGGACGATTTCAAGGAAGGTTTTATCCATCCACTTGGTCGAGCCACCAGCGCCGGCAGGCACGGTGACATACGGCAGTAGGCCAGGGTCATTGAGTAGACCGTAGGTACGGTTGCTGCCGCTGTTGTAACCGTAGAAGCCCAGGCGGTTGCGGGAGATTTCCAGGGCCATCATGGCCGCGTCACGCTTCTCTCCGGCTGCGTTATCTTTCATCAGCGCGGCGCGGGCGTCTTCCAGTGCACCGACTTGGAAACCTTGTTCGAAGCGAACAATGTCGCGTTCTTCGAAGGTGGCGTTGTAGCTGGAAAGCGGGACGTTGCCGTGGTCGCTGTACGGTTGAGCAGCGCCCACCGATTCCATAACCTTCTGTACAACGCTGCCCATTTCCCAGGAACCGACAACGCGCTCACCGAGCAGGTCATCAATTTTACGGGCCGCAGTCAAAATGCGGATGGTGCCAGGTAGCCACGCCTGCGTGAATTGCAGCAGGGTTGCAGCGCTTGGCGTGGTTACCAAATTGGCGTCCATCGCGAAGGCCATACGGCGGAAATCACCCTCGCTCAAATCAATGCCGATGCGGTCGAGGCCCAAGCCGCGAATACCGGCGTCACGAATTTCATCGGGGGTGATGTGCATCACGCCAACTTGGCGGGCGTGCTGGGTGCTGCGGATGCGGCTAGGCGTCAAATGTGCCATGTTCGCGATGTCCTTAGTTGGTCAATTTGATGCAGATGACGTCGCCGCCAGCCAGGTCGGTGCCGACGCGATAAACCACGGCGTTAGGTACGGCCAGGCTCAGCGCAGGTACGGCGGTTTCAGCAGGTACGGTTGCGATAACGCCGGTTGCAATGGTGTAAATCACTTTGTCGCTGATCTGAGCCGGCGCAGCGACGGACACCCACACCATACCCATTTCAACGAACGTTGCCTGGCTACCCGGTTTCATCAGCAGGCTTGGGGCCAGTGGGCCACCGGCTGCGGTGCCGTAGTTGATCAGCTCTTTTGGAGTGATCGCGATACCACCGAGGAACAGGTCAGCGTTGCTGCCAGTGTCGCCACCAGGGCCATACAGCGCGGTGTCGCGGTTCTTGGTGAAGTAGCGACCGAGTACACAGTTTGCGGCGGTCGCGAGTGGGTCGATGGTGCCAGGGGTTGCGCGCAGCGGGCCGTCAAATGCCAGCTCGCCGGGAATGCCTGCACCAATGTCACGGTTCACAGTTTGCTGAAACATTATACTTTGCTCCGATCAGCCAATTTTTTATCCATCAGCGACGGCTTGGTCTCCGCAGCGTCTTGGGCGTGGGTCATGCCGTTGCGGCTCACAGCGTCCTTGCTCGGGTCACCCTTCGCAGCAAGGTAGCCTTTCAGGGTTGGAATCTCCGAACCCTTGTCGACGGAAAGACCAAGCTTCTTGACGCCGTATGCGGCAATCTCGGCTTCGGTCTTGTTGGAGTGGTCGAATACACCGACGTGCGGTTTCAGCTTGGCTGCGAGAGCCGCGCCGCGCTTGAGGGATTCGAATTGCGCCATTACGCGGGTGTTGACCGCAGCATCCATTGCTTCGACGGTTACCGGGGCGGTGTCGTCAGCGTCTTTGGCTGGGACGTCAGCGTCCTTTGCGGGAACATCATCGGCATCCTTGGCCGGCACGTCGTCAGCGTCTTTGGCTGGGACGTCAGCGTCCTTTGCGGGAACATCATCGGCATCCTTGGCCGGCACGTCGTCAGTATCCTCAACCACGACCTTTGCAGGGTCATCAGCGCCGGGGGCTGCGTCTTTCATTTCTTGCAACTTTGCCATGACCGCAGCCATGAGCTTGATGAGTTCGTCCATCGGGGATTCACCTTTAATATCATTGTGGTCGAGAACTGCAACGCTTGGCCCCATCCGCCCATCATCAACTGATGCCAGGTGATTGCCACGCAGGTTCACTTGTATTAAATCATACTTCTCGCCTTTGTACTCACCGGGCGCCCATTTGTATGCGCACCGATAACCCAAAGACAATGGGGTTTTGCCGTTTGCTACTTCGTTCTTGTGAGCTTCGGAAAACAATTTGATGTTTGAATACACGGTGTCGTCAGTGTCGTCAAACACAACTTGCTCACCGGTCACACCACCGATGCCCTTTTCCTCAGGCTTGGTGTAACCAGTCTCATCACCGCCCAACATGGTGTGGTCATTGATCCACGGCAGCAGCGAGCAACTGAAAAGGAATTCAGGCTTAGCTAGTTCCTCAGGCGGGCGCAAAACCATGTAGACCTTTTCGGGGTCAATGTTCTGTTCTTTAATGATGTCCGCGCCGAGACTTGAGCCCAGGTACGGGAACACACCGGCCTTGCTGATCGGGTTGCGCGCAACTTCGAACCACCCGTTAAAGTCTTCAATGCGGTGCGTCATTCCTCAGCCTCATCATCGTCAAACGTTACAATTGGTCGCATTGTACACCGGCAGTTGTAATCGTCACCAGGCAACCCGCGCTCGCCGGTCTTCTGGTCAATTACAGGCGGGTCGTTGATGTCGAATATCCCGCCGTTCAATCCGCCCTGTGCGGGGCTGTGCATATGATAGGGGCGTGGCTCTTGGCTCCCGCCACTGTGCACCCACTCAAATTTAGTGATTCCGTTCTGGCGCATCTTGGCGGTGTTGATCGCGGTGTAAGCCTTGCGCGTCTGGTCGAGCGCTACAAGCTGCGCGTGCCGCTTAGCCTCCCCGTATCGTTCCTCAAGCGCCGGCTGCAGGTCCGCCAGGCCGTTGCCCTTACTCAGCGAATCGTTGACGTCCTTCTTTACCTTGTCCAAATATTCCATCGGGATGCGGGTTATCAGGTCGACGTTGTAGGCGATGCGCTTTTTGATGTCCTTGGCGACCGCTGGGGTGTTTTTCATGTTTAGTGTCAGGTCAGCACTTGTTGACTTTAAAGACCGCTCAAGGTTGGTGGTTGCGTTGCGCTCAACGCGGGTTAGAAAACCCGTGGCCAACGTGGTTGCCTTCGCTGCGAACTTGGATGCCAGGCGCTCGGCAAGCCGTGACCAGAAGTCTTGCGCTGCATCTGCTGCGGCAGTTTCTTGGTACTCGGCCAAAACTGCCTCGGCAGCTTCACGATACATTTCATCGGTCAGCGCCTGCAGCTCACGTGCGTAAGCAGCCCCCACGCTCACCGAGGGCTTGAGGGTTTGTGCCCGCTTAGACTCAGTGCCAAGCGGGGCGGGGCGCTGCACAAGGCGCACCTTCTTTTTAATCACAGGGGCTGGCCGTTGTCAGCGTCGAAGTAATCCGACTCACCGTAACCGCCCTCAACCAGCTCAGGTGGAACACCGTCCAACCTGGCAGCCTCTAGCGAGTGATGACCGTCGATGACCACGCGGTATTGCTTGCCGGTCACAACGTCCATGATGACCGGGGAGACTTGTACCGTGTAATCCTTGGTGCCGCGTTTGGCCTCAACAATCTCAGGATCAAGGCGCAACTGATTGGTGATCAACTGCGGTTCATCAATACCCGCGTCAAAACCTGGCTGTGCGGGCGCTGGCGGCTGGCCAACCTTGGCAGGGTCTGGCTCACCGTCAAGGTTCTCATCAGGGCGCGCAGCCTCAGCAATCCCCGTGTACCCGCTATCCTTGTCGGCGCGCAAGCGGTCGCGTTCGTCGTAGCCGTCGATGGCCCCTGAGTTGACAAGCGCCTGACCGGTGTTCGCTTTGATGAGGTTGATTTCTGCGTACTCTTTGGCGGTCGGGCTGTCCAGCGGTGCCCAACTGATGACGGTTTGCAGCGGTGCCCATTCAACATCACGCTTGCGCATGTACGGCAGCACAACGCTGTGCATGATCAGCTCATGATGGCGCTCAACCAACTCGGTCGGGGCGCCTGCCTGGATTGATTCAAGTTCCTCGTGATAGCTGGCCTCATCATACTCGCCAGTCGCGTTGAAGCCCTTGGGCGCGGTCATCAGCAGCTTGGTGCCGGGTACGTTGGCGATAGCTGCGCACAACTGATAGTTCGTCATGATGACGGCATCAAGGTCAGCCAGGCTGGTATCGAACTGCGTGTACTTGTCGTTCGTGTCGCCGAGCGTGACCGCGTAGTTGTTTTGCAACTCCGACTGTTGGGCAAGCCGCTCACCGTAGCGAGGACCAAGCGCAATGCCTTCCTCAAGCTCTGTTTGCAGGATGATGGTCCGCTTGGTGAGTGCCAGTTGCGGCGCCTCGTTGGCTGTGCGCTCAGACGCATATACCCGCTCGAAAATCTTTTGAGGGACCGGGATACCGCCGTACAGATAGGACGGCTTGAGGATGTCAATTACATCACCCTCACGATAAATGATCAGGTGCGAACGGTGATAGCGCTTGCCGTTGATCACCCAAAACTTGGGCTCGTAAAAGTGCATCGAGTTGGGCTGCGATGCGCCGGCCTGATCAAGCTCGGGGATACACCAATACGGGTCTACTTGCACAATCCCCTTGTAGCTGCCAGGCGTTACGCTGTCGATGTTGAACGGCAGTTCATAGAACATCGGGTCGGTACTGTCGATCTGAAAGAACGCAATACGGATGCCGAAAATCTTGCCCTTGTAAATCATTTCGACCATGTTTTTGTGAAGCTTGAAACGCTTGTCAAGGCGCTTGATCATGTTGAGAACGTCAGGCGCCTCAAGGTCACCGCCATCAGGGGCGTGGATGTCGAAACCGTGGCGAACAGCATCACGCGCCGGGATCAAGCAGCACTTGTCGATCAACCAATGCTGCGCGAGCATGCCGGCCAACTGGTGCCCAATAAACGTCTGACTGATAAACCAGTCGACGATTGCAGGTGGTGCGCCGGCTTCACTGATGCCCACGCCATAGCCTTGCTTTACAAAGCCGTTCGCGCCTTCCTCGCTGCTGATGCCCAACCCCTCATCCTGCGCGTGCGTGCCGGCTGGTGCTTTTGGCGCCACCTGAAACAGCGAGCGCAGGCGGTCAGTAAGTGGCACGCGCTCAGCATCAGGACGACCCTCAGCTTGGTCAGTTGAGAACATGCCCGAGCTGCGCGGCGTTGGCGCGTCAGGTTCCAGTGCAGGCACCGGGTCACCCTTCGGCCCCAACAACCAGTTGAAGAAACGTTTAAACATGGTGAACCCTCTTAGAAGCCTGAGCGGCGTGCGCGCTTGGAATACAGAATCATGCAGCAGTCAGCATAGTTTGGCGAGCGTGCGCCCGATGGCGCCTTATCAATCAGGATCTTACCACTACCGTTCTGCGTCCATGTTGGTTGGCTGAGTTCCTGGCACAATTTAGTAAATGCCTTGCGCTCAATCTTGGTGTCGTCAAGGCTTATGATTTCGTCAGGGTCGTACGGCAGCCCCTCAACCACAGCGCGATAGGTCATCTTGAAGCGGGTCATCAGACGCCACCACTCTTGCGCCTTGCGGTTCGCAAAGAAGTCCTCATTGGTACGCCCCTTGCGGCCACCCTCACCCCGGATGATTTCTTTGTCCTTGTCGATCACCTCGCCAGAGCCACGGAATGGCAACACCTTCTGCTTGTGCTTACCGCGTGCCTCGTTGAGAACCCTGGCGTCACCGCGAACGCTCACACCCAGGCCGTCACTGTCAAAGTCCCACTCATCAATAGCGTTTTCGTCGGCAAGATTAAAAGCCAGCGCTGTCGTGGCAAACGTGTCAGAACCTTTGCCCGACCAGGCTTTCAAGAATTCCATGACCACGCCATGCCGCTTGCCGAACGCGTTCAGGTCGATACCTTCGTCAGCAACGTCAAGTGCACCGCGACTCTCACCAGTTGGTTTGATCCCAAGCTTGACGTGCGCGTTGACTGCAGCCTGCACCCAATCGCTAGGTATGAGGATGCCAGATTTGGAAGCGCTGAAATTAAGGTCAATTTCCTGAGCAACGATCAACGGGTTGTCGATGTCCTCGCATTTCTTCTTGTACCACGCGTCATCCTTGCGCGGGTCGGCTCGCCAGTGGAACCAGAACACCCGGTGCTCAGGCCAGTTTTGCACCTTGTCATAGAACGGGTTATCGGTGCCGTTGGCCGAGCTGACCGATATTCGACAGTTGGTCGTGTTGGAAAGTGACGCGTCGATCAGCAGCGGGCGAGGTTGAAAGGCTGACTCATCGTCGAAGTACAGCGCGGTACGCCCACCACGCCCAATGTTGTCGCCGGCCTCACCCTTGATGATGCTTTGGGTTTCGGGGATGAACAGCTTGAGGTGGCTGCTGTGATCCTTGTTCGATTCGTTGAAGCCGCCCCTGAATTCCTCGGGTAAGTGGTTGAGGAACATCCGCCCTTTATAGAACAGGGTGTCAGGGTCACCCACCTTGTCTACCAAGTCCTCTTTGCGTGAGCCAAACCCAATGTTCATGTTCTTGCGGAATAGGCACAGCGTTGCAGCCAGTTGCTGGCAGACCACCGACAGCCCCATGTCCCGAGACTTTGGCGCAACACCAGACTCACCCGCCGCCCAACGCTCAAGCACCCACTCAATAAAGTCGGTCTGCTTGGGAAACAGGATCATGGGAACGATAGGCGACAAACCCCGCTCAATAAGCCGGGGGTCGTAGGTGGTGCCCCAATCGCTGATAAAGTCAATTGGGTTCTCGCGATAGTGCATCTTTAGCGCCGGGATGATCTGCGGGTTCTTTCGAATGTTCGACAGGTTCTCAAGGCGCTCTTGCAGCACATCGCGATAGTTTGGGTTGCGGTAGTCAAAGGCCATTAGTTGCCCTTAGGTTCTGTTGCGACCAGCCAGGCGCTGAGCATGTCACGAATTTGCTCAACGTCTTCGCGACTTTTGATTTCAGCGCGAAGCATATTCGCGTGACCTGAATCAGTTTCGAAAATTACCCGGTCGCAAACCCTCACGTCTAATGAAAACGTGTCGTACAGCGATGTCCCATAAATCAAGCTGAATGTTGGACTCACCGCGTAACCTCCTCTATCCAGTTCCAGCAGTCTTGCTGATATGCAACATCATACAACTTGCAGCGGCAGTGCTCACCCAGCTCGCAAACGTGAGTGGTGGCCACGGTTGCAGGTTCGCGCAGCGCTGGCACTACCTCGCAAAAGCACTGGTTGTAGTCAAGGTTCGTGCCGCAGGACTTGCACAGCGTTGGGACCCTCACAGTTACAACGTTATACACAATGGTTGCCTCAAACCATTCGACCGCGCCGTCAGGTCTTTGAATGCCCAACTTCACATCTTTTAGATTGATGCTCATGGCACCCTATCTCCAATTCAAATCAATGATGACCTGCTTGATGTACTCACGGCGCTCGGCGTCCAGGTCGCGACCAGTTATTCCCGGCGTGCTTGGGTCGTCGCGGTCTGCTGAGTCGCGACCAGCCTTATAGGCTTCGTGAAGCAAGGCGCGCAATTTCGGCACGCTCATAGATAGCTGACTTGTGCCGCTGCGGTTGTTGTTCATGGCAGCACCCTCGGGCCTGTCAGCGCTTCAATCGCTTTCAACAGTTCCTCACCATCAATGTCGTGCTCAAGCTCAATCGCCGAAATGAACCACTGCCCCGAGTCACGCAGCTTTATCAGCAGGGTGCGCTGGGCATCCCGCTGATACTTGAGCCGTGTGTTGCGCTCAACCAGTGTTTGCAGCTTTTTGCCGTTCTTCACAATCCGTGCGTTGAGGCGTTCGATTGTGACGGTCTGCCCACCCAGGCGAATGTTGAGCTGTCTGATTTCCTCAAGTGCGTCGATGAGAGTCTTGGCCATCACTTAACCCCCACCGATTTGCAAATATTGGCCAGGGCTTGCGACCGCTGATGGTCCCCTTGCTGCGCGTACAGGATCGCCATCGTTTTAAGGTCGGGCGCCAGCAAGCGCAGCACGTCACGCAGGGTGTCGCGTTCTTTGGTCAGCCGCTCGGCGGCGTTCTCATAGAAGCGGCAAGACTCAAGCGCAGCGGTCAGGTTGTTGGCATAGCTGGTTTCGTGGCTCGGTGGCTCGGGTAGCATTACGGGTGGTTGAGGTGGCTGCATTGGGCCGTATTCAACGTTGAGCAATCCCTTGAGGCGTTGAATCTCAGCGTCAACCTCATCATCGCAGTAAACAGCTTGGTCACCTTGCCATTCCCCTTTGCGCATCATTTCAACGTGATACTTTTGCATTGTCATCCCCTTGCATTCTTCTTGATGAATTCCGCGTATAGGTTCGCGGCTTCTACCGGATCAGCCGGCAGCGGCATAGTAGCACTTAATAACGGTCCACCGTCAGCCCCTGTGACTTGTAATTTGTCCTGCATCATTCCGTAGAACTTGGCCAGGTTGGCAAGCGCTGCATCTTGGTCGCGTGTTAGCACCTGCATGCCCTGCGCTGTCTGCTTAACCCCAGCGTACAGCCGGCGCCCCTGGCGGCTCAGTTTGCGGGTGTCGGCAAAGAACGTGTCTAGGTGCCCCTCACCTTTGCACTCGGTGCACTCGGGGTGCGGGCGGAACGTGAAGTTGAAGCCGTACCCGCCCTCATCGCTCGGCACTTCTGACGGGCTTTTATCCTTGGCGTCCTTCTTGGATTTCAGCGCCTGGCCCAATGCATAGGCAAATTCTGCTTTGTCCTTCCACTGGTAATGATGACCACGGCCGTAGCAATAGCGGCAACAGCGCCTCAAGTTGCTCATCAACTCATTTGGATCTGCGGTCGCAATGTCCTGCCAAATTTCAACAACCTGAGCAATTCCAAATTCAGCGTCCTTGCTCACCTTTTTTTGCAACGTCTCAATCAGCTCTTTAACTGGCTTGCGGTTCTTTGTAGCCGTAGCACGACTTGAAATCTGTGCGTTGGTTAAATTTTTACAGACGTACGCAAATTTGTAAGCCTCACCAGGTTTTCCACATTCAACGTATTTCCGCGCAAATTCGGCCTCTTCTTTTGAAATTCTACGTTTCTTCATGTTCTCAGCTCCAAATTTAGAAAAGGTCCCAAGGGGAGGTCCCAAGCTTGTTACCTCTACAGCCCTTATAAACCGGGGCTCTCAGCCAAAAGGTCCCGAGTCCCAAGTTGAAAATATCTAAATGCATTACGTAATGACATACATGCTACGACAAATGATGACCACCTATATAAATCTTGTGTCTCTTGTGTGTAGCTACTTTTACTTCTACTTGGGACCTTGGGACCTAAAAGAGAAGAAACCCTTATAAACCGGGGCTCTCAGCGGGTCCCAAGTTGTTTTGACCTGGGACCTACTTGTTACCCTTGGGACCTGATCAATTATTAACCAATCCTGCAAGGTGCTGAATTTTCGTCAACTCCAACATCGAACGCAGCGTCTCGTTGTCGTTGTTGGCCACGGTGCCGCGCTTCCACCAAACACGGTGCGGCTTACCATCCCACTTGAGCTGACGTACAGGTGAGAACCCCATCCGGGTAAGCACGTGGTTAACCGCAGTGGTTTTAGGAATGTCCAACCCGTCCTGTACGCATATAGTCCTCATAGCCGCTGTTAGGCTGCTAGAGCTTAAAACGAACTGACCGACACCAACGGCCCCGGTTTCAATACATTGACGCGCCACGGCCTCGTGGGCGTCTTCCCCGCCCGCTTGCATTTCATGCTTCTCATCAGTGTCAGGGGCTTTTGAGTTCGGCTTGAAATTCTCGCTCACAGCGTACTCAACCAAGAACTTGCGCCACTCACCGCGCCGGCTATCCGTGAGGCTGTCAAAGATCATGTCGTAGTGCGCGGTCAAACCCTCGGTCGTCAGGCTCAGCGCTGCTGCCAATCCACTCAACGAGTTGAACGGGGAAAAGATCACCCACCACCGCCGGTCATTGTCCTCAAGTGGCACCGCGTCTACGAAGTTGGTAAAGGCGATGTAGTTAGTGACGTTAATAATTGACGCACCAGCGGGTCGACCCTTGCGGTTAATCTTGAGCGTGTTGTTGGTGATGGGCTCTTTGATCGCGTTGGCCACGGCATAGCGCTTGGCCCCGGTGATCATCAGTTCCTCAAACGCAGTAACGCAGCTCCCTTCCTGCCAGTCGCCGAAATCTGAGCAGACCAGCTTGGCACCCACTGAGGTTGCGTTGGCAAATCCCATCACCGCTTGCATGACGTTAATGATGAGCGACTTGCCGTCACCGGGCATGCCTTTGATGATTGGTGCATACCGGCACTTCTTGCCAGGGTTCTGCGCACACCAGGCCATCCAGTCCAACAGGTTCAAATACACCTCAGACCGGTTGCCGCACAGCGCCTGCAGGTGGCGCAAGAACGCTTGGATGGCATCAACACCGCCCTGCGTGTAACCCAAGGCTATTTCCGGCACCGTGCTTGGGCTGTACAGGTTGGCGTACCAACGGCCCTCATGATTAAAGATGGGCTCCTTGCCTGGCAGATACATCGTGTCGCCCACGGTGGCGGTGTTCCAACGCTGCAAGCACCACTTGGCCGCGTCCTCACGGTCGCCGTTCGGCTTCTGCGGCATCATGCGCTCGTATTGCGCGTTGAACGCGGTGCGGCTCATCGTGCTTGCGGTGATCAGGTCAAAGAAGCAATCCGTTGCCATGACATACACGTGCCGGTTGGCCCACTCAGGGATAACCCCGCCGTCTTCGTCCTCGACCACCTGCAGGCGCACCATGGCCTTGCAGTCACTGATGCTGACCGGGAACCCCCAATCGCTCATGCGCTTCTTGATGGCGGCTGCCAGCCAATCCCGGTCAAGCATTGCAATCGAGCGGTCAGCGGCAATCTGCGGTACCACCTCATTGCGCAGGTCCGCGTCATCGTTGCAGCTCATAATGAGGTCGTAATATTCCTGCCGGCTCACTCCCGCGCTCAGGGTCACTGAGGCATCCAGCTTGGGTGTCGTCTCCTTATCCTGGCACACGTTGCGCGTTTGCTTGCAGGCACGGTCAACGGTCAGCTCAGCCAGGTAGGTGCGGTGCTCAGTCCACTTGTCACGCACCAGGCCCGAGCGCCACATCAGGCGCACCATCCGCTCAGCATCGCAGCCCGTCCAGAACGCCAGGTGTGAGGCCAGCGCAAAGTCAACCTCAGTGCCGCCGTATGGCTTGCCGTCGCTGCGCCCCTCATCCGGGTAGCTCGCCGCCAGGGCTTGAACGTTGCACGTCCACAAGTCCGCAAAGGTCGCTTTGCCTGAGAACATCGCCCCGGCGCTGCGCGACTGCATGGCGCGGCGTATCAATTCGTCATCATCCTCAGGGCCGCGCCAATCCGCCCGAGGTCCATCACCCAGCAAGGCCACACCGGTCGACTCAGCAGGGGTGAAAATCTGGTCAACGATGTATTGGGTTTGTGAGCCCAGGTGCGTATCAGCCGAGCCCCAAGCCTGCCCACTCAAGCCGAACGCAATGCCCCGCCCACCCGTGTAGAACTCAAGGTCATTGCCAGGGTGCTCAGCTTCCCAAGCCTGAGTTGGTCGTGTGCGGTGACCAGCGGGCGGGCAACCGCGACCTAGAAAGTGGACGCCCTTCCCGCTTGAGCTGTATTCGAAGAATGCACCGGGCAAGTTCTGATAGAACCAGGCTGCCCATGGTGTGAGAGCACCAGCACCGTCAACACAAGAATCGATATCGAGGAACCAGTAACCGCAATCACGAGTAACCATAAAACCGAGCGTGTAGACATACCCGTCAAGCCTCCCCATGTGCTGCTGTAGCTGAGCCGTGGCTACCTCAAACGATGACCACGCGTACGGCTTTTGGGCGTCAGGCCCTTTCAGCTTCCCGTTCTCATCAAACTCAATTCGACCGTCAGGATGCGCAGGCACCTTTAGGTACTTCCCCGGCTTTTTAGGATCGGGGCTCAGGCGCCACACGAACCATTGATTGATGGCGGTCATTCCCGCCAAAGCTGTTGCAAGCATTGTCATTGCCTTATTTTAGATGAGGTTCACGACGGGTACGCCGCGCTTGGTGGCGTACTTGATGCAGTTGGCCGTCCCACCGGGTGAGCCGTCCCACATCGCCATGAGCTGGTTGCAGCGGTCAACCATCCACTCGTTGCGCAACTGCATAGCGTACGCGCAGTAACCGCCAGGAAACACAACGGTGATGGATGCACAGCAGGCCAATAGGCTGCGGTACTCACCTTGCGCCTCGGGTGGCCAATGGCTTTCCTGACCTTCGAACGGCACTGCCGCGTGAACGGTGATCCCCAAGCGGACTGCTGCAAAACCTACAGCTTGATCCCAACCTTGCGCCATCCCAACTATTACAGCTTCGGGCTTTGCGATCACAAGGTATTCAGTGGCAAGCCTGCCGAGTTTGATTTTAGCGCCTACCCCATAGCCGCCGAGTTTGTCAGGCCGGTGGCCTGTTGCTGCGATTATCATTGTCATTGCCTTATGAACGAAAAAGCCCGTAGCAATCTGGATGGCTGCCAAGCTCACAGGGGTCAGTACCCCTGCCCAGATTGCTACGGGCTTTTTACTGATTAATTTGAACTTGGCGCCGGTGAGTAGACCACAAATTACGGGCATTAAAAAGCCCCGAGAGTACGGGGCTTTTCTTGTTGCTTATGCTTTATGCAGTGCGCCAGGTCTGGTGACCCTCGGGCTCAACTGCGGAGCTTTGGCGGAAACCGTGCGACTCGCGTTGCATGTTTGCCAGCACGTCGTCACTCAGGGTCACCTTGTCGGCGAACTTGTGTGCCAGCTCCAAGTCCAGCTTGGCGATGCCGCAGGCGGCACGGTCACACACATTGGCCACGGTGCGCAGGATTGGTGCCACAACCAGCGAGGCAACCCCCAACGCCAGACCGCCGAGCAGTGCGAGAGCCATACCCAAAGAACGCAAGATTTTCATACTTTGTCACCTCATTGCAGGTTAAAGGTCAAATAGAGTCAGTACTAGAACACAAATGACAGGCAAAGAAAAGCCCCGATGCCGGGGAAGCAATCGGGGCCAGGTACAGCACAGGCAGTGACAATGCACGGGCGACTTTACGCACTCACTGCAGGGGTGTCAACAGTCTTGCTGTAGCCTTCTATAACTTTGTCTGTGAAACCCTCGTTCCACAGGTAGAATTTTGCAGAGTTAACACCATAAGGGCAAACCGCACCCACCTTGCCTTCTTTTTCGCACTGCTCGGCTGCCACCTGACCTTCTTTGAACCACCGACTATCACGCATTTTTAATTGCCTCATCTTTATCATTCCAACCCTGCTGCCAGTGTCGGCGTTCCCAATCCTTGCAGGCTGGTGGGGGTGTGCAGGGTTTGCCGTTGCGGCGCTGACTGGCCCCGCCGTGATACCAACGTGTCTGAGTCATAGCGCGCTCACCGAGTCAAAACCATCGTTCCAGAACTGCCACTCATTGGAGTTCTTTTTGTGCGGGTTGCGTTGGTCACGCTTCTCGCCCCACTGCTCAGCGGTAACCGGCAGCTCAGGTTGATAAATAATGCGAGCCTTTTGAGCGCCACTATCAAAGGCGCACTGTTCACGCGTGTTGTTCGGTTTTCTTGTCATGTTGAATGTCCGTGTCATTCCAACCCGCCAACCACCAAGCCCATTGCTCAGACATGTACGGGTTAGGATTTGTAAGTTTGGCAGCGCCCCGCAACCAGGCGTTGACGCCATCCCAGTAAAACGCGGGGCGCTGATTCAAAACGCGCAGCCCTTTGCAACGTTGGTGACCACTGCGTCACACATTTGCTGATGATACTCGGGGTCAGTGGTTGGCTCACGGCGTTCGGAGTTGACCCCGAGCCCCGCGACATAGCTGCTCGTGTAAATGGCACCATCTGCCAGAACCTTAAATTTCGATTGTGTATCGACGATCAACCGCACGCACTGACCCCAATTGCTCAGCGGGTAGAAGTGTTTACCGTTCGCAAAAATCATGAACTCATAACGAATGTGGCGAACGTCCACAGTGTACCCAGCGGCCAGGGCTGCACGTGCTTGCAACTGCAACTTGGCATCCGGCAGCGCTTCAATGTCGGCAGCGCTCACAACGGGTTTGATGGTTCCAACGCTCATTGCCCAAACTCCTGATGCAACTGCTGGTACTCTGTTTCAAGGGTTGGTGGCAAAGGATTGCACTCGCGCCGCCAATCGCACAAGTCGAGATAGCGCATGGTTGGTGACTTGGCACGCTCAGCCATTTTTGGTGCGTAACCGTAAATCTTACCGTCCGCTCCAACCTGAGGCTCGTTGACGTCGGGTATAGGTTTTACGACACAGCGGCAGTTAAAAGTGCGCGAATCAGGCGGGGTGACCCACTGAGATTTTGGAATTGCGCGTTCCTCATCAATCTCATTCTGCCGCGCAACCCGACCCGCTGCTTTACCCTCGCGATAGCCACGGTTGAACATTTCGGTTGTTGCCAACAGGATCACATAGACCGGCAGCCACAGGCCACTTGTCAGGATTGTCAGCACGATATGTAGCCAGTGTTTTACCTTTCTCATTTCAAAGCCCTCAGGTGTATTCGTTTTCGGTAACGTCCCAACGCTGGCAAATTTCTCGTGCCTGAGCGTGGGTCATGCCGTGTTGTTCGCGCATGTAGGCCAGCAGTTCAC